GGTGATGTTGACCCAATCGCATTCTCTGCGAAATACCTTAAAGCTATCCTATTGGCTAACAAAGGTTCAAACTCTTCTTCATTGAAGATTTCATCACAAGGTTTATCACATTTGAACTTTGTTGATGGAGATTACACTTCTAACTACTATTTAGTAGAGATTAAATAATAAATCTTTAAAGTAACATTATGAGTTTTTGGGATACCGAACCAGCAAAGCCAGAATTTGTATTTGAAGATGAGAAAAGAAAGCTCATTGAAAATATGGATTACCTTATGACAATGAGTGTTGAAGAACAAACTCTCTACAAAAAGTGGGTGGAGTTGCAAGAAGATTCAATGCTCAGAGATAAATCCCAAATTGCCGCATTGTATGATATGCAATGGAAACCAACCGATATCAACAACAAAGAACTAACCATCAAAGAGATTGAAGAGTTAGAACCTTATGTTGAAATTGTTGAGGATTCCAAAGAAGCTACAAAGTGGACATATCTTCGTAAGATGATTCACACAATGAGTTGGACAGCTAACCCTGGCCGAAATGTGAAATTGTTTATCAAAGATAGAAAAAGTGGAAAACTCTTAGGTTTGGTATCCTTAGCATCAGATGTTACTGCAATGGGAGTTAGAGATAATTACATCGGATGGACCAAAGAAGATAAATTCCAAAAGGGGAAGTTGAACTACACAACTATCGCATCCACCATTGTTTGTACCCAACCTTTAGGTTACAACTTTTTAGGTGGTAAACTCACCGCAATGATGACCACTGTTCCAGAAGTTAGAGAATATTGGAAAAAAAAGTATGGGCAAACATTGATAGCTGTGGGAACAACTTCCCTATATGGAATTCATTCTCAGTATAATGGTATTCCACATTTCAAAACTTTGGGTGAATCTGCTGGTAAGATTGCAATCAAACCTGATGATGAGTTCTATGACCCTTGGCATCAATGGTTGAAAGAGAATCGTGCTGAGTGGTATGAAAATGCAATCACCAATGAACGAATCCGTAATGGTGCTAATATGGGAACTGGTGAAGGTGCTAGTGGACCTGTAAGTGGTATTAAACAAAAGATTCTAACTCAGATTTTCAAAGAATGTGGAATGAAAATGAGTGATTATCATCATGGTTTCAAAAGAGGTGTATATCTTGCTATGATGTACGAAAACGGACCTGAGTTCCTCCGTTCAGAAATTGAAGAATCAGAACTTAAAATGAAAAAGAAGTTTGAAGATGGTGTAGATTACATCAACAATTGGTGGAAAAGACAAGCAATCAAACGATATTCTAAGTTGCATGATGAAGGTAGATTAAAGCCCGAAGATTTATTCTATATCGATGGTATAGGTAAAGATTGGGAAACCTTCAAAGAAGAACGATTAAACGAAGTAGGTAGATAAAATATAAATTATGGGATTTTTCGAAGAAACTAATAACGAACAAGTAGATAACTCACTTTGGGTAGAATCATATCGCCCAACTACTTTAGAAAACTATGTGGGTAACGAACATCTTAAAGAAAAGGTTGAAGGTTACTTAGAAACTGGTGATATTCCTCACCTACTTCTTTATGGTAGAGCTGGTACTGGTAAAACTACATTAGCTAAATTGATTGTAAAATCATTGGATTGTGATTATATGGTAATCAACGCATCTGATGAAAACAATGTGGAAACTGTAAGAAACAAAGTGAAGAACTTTGCATCTTCAATGGGATTCAAAAAGTATAAGATTATTATCTTAGATGAGTTTGATTATATGTCTCAGAACGCACAAGCTATTCTTCGTAATTTGATGGAAACTTTTTCAAAGCATTGTAGATTCATTTTGACTTGTAACTATGTTGAGAAAGTTATTGAACCAATTCAATCTCGTTGTCAAACTTTCCAAATTGTACCTCCAACTAAAAAGGATGTAGCTGTTCAAATCTCAAAGATTTTGAATAGTGAGGAAGTAAAGTTTGAACCAAAAGATTTAGTTCCAATTATTGATGCTGGTTATCCTGATATTCGTAAGATTATCAATACCTGTCAGTTGAACTCAATCAAAGGTGTGTTGAAAGTAGATACTCAAAACCTTTTGGAGAATGATTACAAAATGAAGGTATTGGATATTCTAAAATCTTCAGATGATAAGAGAAACAAATATGTGAATCTTAGACAAACTATTATTGATAGTAGAGCAACTGATTTCTCAGAATTATTCACTCTCTTATATGAGAAGGTGGATGAGTACGCTCCATCAAATACAGCGAATGTAATTATCGCTCTTTCTGAAGGACAGAACAAACACTTCAACGCTATTGATAAAGAGATTCCAATGGCAGCAACACTTATAGAAATTTTAAACTTAATCTAAGATGGCAAAAATCGTAGGAATGGAAGGTGGTGGTAAACCACAAAAAGCATCAGAACAACCAACACAACAAGCAAAGATTGATTTGGGTAAATCTAAACCTGTACAATGTTCACATTGTGGATACGATGTATTCATTGATGGGGCTAAGTTCCGCAAAATCTCAAAGTTGGTAACTGGTACACCGCAAGATGTAGTAGTACCAATTGAAGTTCTACTTTGTGGAGCTTGTGGTGAGGTATGTGAAGAACTACTTCCAGAACAAATGAAAGCATTGGAACAATTAGATAAACAAAGAGAAGAGAATGCCTAAATCCCTATTTGACCATATCAAAGCGGTTACCAATGAACAAGACCCAAAGTATTGGGATAAGTTGGATGAATCAGATAAAAAGACCTGGTCAAATTATATGGTTCTTCGTTTCTTATCTATGAAGTATGAATGGGTAGAAACCATTGCAGCTGTTCAACCTTATTTGCAAGAAGTTCCTCCTAAAGCAATGTATTTGGCTATGATTGATTTACTTCCAAAGGGTAGGCACTTTATGAAGTATATGAAACCAAAGGGAGCTGATAAGTACGAAGGTTGGTTAGTGGAGTTGATAGCTAAACATTATGAAACATCTAAGTTAGAAGCTGAGGATTATCTAAAGATTCTATATTCAACACGAACTGGTAAAGAAAGAATCAAACAATTATCAGAGGATTATGGAACTGACCCAAAAGTTATTAAGAAACTAAAACTAAATGTATAATGTCAATCGTTATAGAATCTCACAATGGTATAGGGGTTCTTCGAGATGACCTTTTATCTGGTGGAACTAAATCAGTACTTCTAAAAAATATATTAGATACCACCTACGATGAGTTTGTTTACCCATCTCCTGTTTATGGGGCAGCTCAAATAGCATTATCATCTTATTGTAAATCGATAGGTAAACAAGCAACCATCTTTTGTGCAAAAAGAAAGAAATTACACCCAAATACTCAGAGGTGTTTGGATTTGGGAGCAACGGTAGTTGAAATACCCTATGGATATCTTCATGTAGTCCAGTATCATGCAAAAAACTATTGTGAAGAAAATGGTGCAATGTTACTACCATTTGGATTTGATACTGAAGAGTCAAAAAACTTAATAGCAAATAGAACGAAAGAAATCATATCTCAATTGGGTTATGAACCTGATGAGATATGGTGTGCTTTGGGAAGTGGTGTTTTGATGGAAGGAATAATCAGAGGCACAATCACATCTAAAATTAAAGCAGTTCAAGTTGGTAAAGAATACAATATAGGTATTAAACAATTTGAAGAAGGATTTGATAGATTAGAGATATTCAAACACAAACTACCATTTGAAAAGAGTACAAAATTCAAATCAGATTTTCCATCCACACCAAATTACGATTTGAAAGCATGGGAAATGTGTAACCAAAATAGAGGTGATGGTAGAATTCTATTTTGGAATGTTTTTTAAAAAAGATTTGGATATTCATTAATTTTTTCGTATATTTGTAATACAAATAAAAGATTATGGCTAAAGTAAGTTTCTCACAATATCAATTATATTCAACCTGCCCGAGAGCATATAAGTTGAGATACATCGATAAGTTGGGAGAATCATCAGCTAACATATATACAATTTTTGGGACTAGCATCCACGAAACAATTCAACATTTCCTTTCGGTGATGTATGGTGTTTCTAAGAAACAAGCTATGGAAATAGATACCGATAAATTGTTGTTGGATTGGATGAGAAAAGAATACATCAAAGAGAACGAAAAGTTGACAGAGGGTACAATATGTACTCAGTTGGAATTAGAAGAGTTCTATGGTGATGGTAGAAGAATTTTAGAGTGGTTTAAAAAGAAAATTGATAAGTTCTACACAAAGACTGGTTTTGAATTGGTGGGTATTGAATTACCACTAAACGCAAAAGTAAAGGAAGGTGTAAACTTCATCGGATTTGTGGATATTGTGATGAAAGATTTATCAGATAACTCAATCATTATTATTGATTTGAAAACCTCTACAATGGGGTGGAACAAATACGCTAAAGCTGAT